CCATATTTCCATACAGGAAGATCCTCGATACGTGTTACGGTATCAGGATCAAAGTCTTTGTATGGGAGTTTGTATGTAGATGGGTCTGTTGGGTCTGCTTGACCGAAGCCTGAACATTGCAGGTTACACATAAAGAAGCGTAACCAAGCAGTAGGTACGCCAGTGTATTTTCCTTCACCCTGAATAGAATAAAAGATTTCTGAGTATGTATGTAATTTTGTCATTTTATTTCCTAGTTTTGTTGAGTAGTGGGAGGTCACTACTTTTTACGGCGTTTTTTAATCTTCAAAGCTTTTCGAGCTTGCTCAAGATGCATTTTATTTGCTCTATCTATATAGCTCTTTCCATTCAAGTGATCCAGTTCGTGCAAAAATACTCTTGCAGTCATACCTTCGAATATACGGGTAATAGTATTGCCGTTTGGCTCAGTATAACGAACTTTGATTCTACGCGGGCGTTTAATTTTCACGTAGAGGTCTGGATAGGATAAGCAACCTTCCTCGAGGTATACTTGCTCCTCGGATACATCCACAATCTTCGGATTGAAGCATGGGATGAGTTCATCTGCATTCATAACGAATACGCGATATGGTAAACCACATTGATTAGCTGAGATACCAATTCCACCTTCGACGAGCATAGTCTCAGCTAAATCTGAAACAAGGTCGAGTGGGTCTACAGGTGGATTGGCAAAGTCAAATGGCTCTAGCTCAGTGTGTAGAATCTTTTCTTTATTGTCAATTAAAGGGAGCTTCATGATTTTTTATTCTCTCAAATATTCTCTCAGCTGCGTCAATACTGTTCATAGCTAAATGTTTTTGGTTGTACATAAACAATATCTTTTCGATATCCTTATCGATTTTGATTGCTTGTGTTTCATTTTGATTACGACCTTCACCAGTGTAATCATGCCCACGATTCAATACAATATTGTAGTTGAGGTAGTTGTTCCATACATCAAAAGTAAGCTTATTAAAACTATCATAGTATCCTTCTGGGATATATGCAAGCACTAATAGTAATGGTGAATCAGTAATGGCGTAATCAACTTTACCTTCTAGTCTATCTAATCGACGGTTTTGTTTAGAGAGCAAGTATAGTTGGTCTTTAAACAATGTATGTCGTTCATCCCATACAAGATCTTTGGCATACTCTGTTACTAGTTCAACGCTATAACCCGACTTCTTCATTTTATAAAAGAGACCAGCAGCGGTTGTTGATTTACCAGCGCCAGGTCCGCCCCACAGATTAATTACTTTCATTATCTGTTCCTTGAATACATTTTACCCTGAAGCCAGCAAACCAGATATGTAAGCTGCTGTGCAGTCCAAACCATAAACTTGCTATTCCAAAACCAATGGTTATATCTACGACTCATTATTTCTCTCCTTCACTTTTTCTACTAATGTTAGAATCTCTTCTTCGCTCATGTTGATGAACTCTTTGTATTTTTCAATATTACTATCAATAACTTCAGTGAGTAATTGTTTGGCCGTCGCTCTTGTTATTGTGCCATCTATTACTGCACAAATAATCTTAGCGTTTTGACTTGGCAATAACGGAAATTTTAAAAAGTCAATGAAGTACTTGGTGATATCATTCATCTTCTTTCCTTTCAATAATCGGACTGTAATCTATCTTAGTTAAACGCGTAATTACTTTATGCCACTTTTCCAGCATCGGTATTTCCTCTGGAGCAAATTGTGCGCATAGATGCGGTTGTTCGTTTATCTCTTGTACCCAGAGGTTCATGGCGTATACAACTTCTGTAGCTCGTCATCGAGGTCAAACCACTTTTCGTTTAGCTTCTCAAATAATTTCATATCATCACGCTCCAGTGCTTTGTCAATACCGCTCAGCATTTTTGATTTTGATTCGGTCAACTTAGCAATCTTACCCATGCGCCCTCGTGCTTCTTGAGCGGATAGTTTTATACCGTAAATCTCAGCCAGCAATTGGTCGTATGTTTTACAGTCATATTCATAGTGAGTATAACCTTCACATCTGATTACGTGCATCGTCATTCTGCAATCCTACTAAAGTTAGCATGCTTCTCAAACTTGATAATCGAGTGGAACTTATCGAAGAGCTGGTCGCCCTTGTGCGAGATAATGAACACGTTCGAATCTGTCGTAAGCGTTTCAAGAATCTTAAGGAACTCTTCAGTACCAGATGAATCGAGAGATGAGTCAAACACTTCGTCCATGATAAGCAGATTGGTGCTAGCGCTATTACGCAGCTTTGCAATCGCTCTCCACGTGAACATTAAGCTCAAATCGATACGCATCTTTTCACCTTCTGAGAACGATGCATATGAGAAGTCATCTCTGAAACGCGATTTGATTGTCTCAGTGAATTGTTCATCGAGTTCGAAGTTGACGAAGAAGTCCATCGAAGCCAGATACTTGTTAATCAGCTTGTTCATAATCGGAACATATTGTCTGATAATCTTGGTCTTGATTCCAGTATCTTTGAGCAGATGTGATGCCACATCCATGACAGCTTTTTGTTTAACCAGAGTCTCTTTCTGCTTGTTATAGCCTTCCATCTCTTCAATATACTTTGCAGTATCATCCGATTCGTTAGAGATTTTATTTCCTTGCTCTTCGAGCTCTTCAATCTCATTTGTAAGGTCTTTGATATAACGCTGCAGGAATTGAATCTGCTGGTTGTTATTCTGAATAGCGTTATTGAAGCTCTGAATATGTTCGTTCGTTCGTGCAATAAAGTCTAGACGCTCTTGAGTAGCTATAATCTCTGCTTCAAGCTTTACCAATGCCGTTTCGACTTCTACTTTCTTATCAGAGCGAACCTTTACTGTATTGGTCTTGAAGTCATGGTCAATACCTTGCTTACAAGTCGGACAGTTATCGTGGTCGTGAAAGAATTGTATCTCTTTGTTGAGCTTGCGTACGCGATCTTCGAGAGATGATTCAAGCTGCACGAGTTTATTCTTACGATTGGTAGCTTTAGTCTGGTCAGCAACTTGCTCGTTTAAATCGGCGACCTGACTCATCAATCCATCAATACCAACACGATGTAACTCAATAGCATTCTCATGCTCGTTAATCTTACTCTGCTTCTGAGCAATTAGGTCATCATTGTTAGCGCGTAGAGTGTCGATATGCTTCGAGTGCAATTCAATCTTTTGCTCGCAGAGATTGATTTTGTAATCAATATCGTTCAGGTCTGTTCGATTAGCCATCAACTTGTCTTTCAACAGCGAGTTCATAATCGAGAAGATTTGAATATCTAGCAAGTCTTCAACAACAGCGCGTCGCTGGTTGGAAGGTAGCTGCATGAACGGAACATAGTTCGCAGAGCCGAGAACAACAATCTGACTGAACGATTTGAAGTTCAGCTTCAGGATATTTTTTTCGAGATACTCCTGATAATCGCGTGCACCAGCATTCTGGTTAATCATCTCAGTACCCGACCATATCTCGAAAATATTCGGCTTCATACCGCGACGGACCATATACTCTTTCTTACCGATAGAGAACTCGAGCTCGACTAGCAAACCTTTACCTGTAATCGCATTCAGCAACTGAGGCTTGTTGATATTACGGAACGGCTTACCATACAATGCATACGTGAGTGCTTCGATGAAGGTCGACTTACCAGCACCATTCTCACCTACAACGAGTGTAGACTTTGAGCGGTTGAGGTCGACTTCGGTAAAGATATTTCCAGTAGAGAGTAAGTTTTGATATCGTAGTTTTTTAAAAATTATCATTAACTAACCCATAGTTCAGGTTCAAATCCGCGGATTCTTCTCTCTGTAAACAAAGCGAAGTATACTTGACTTATATCCGTTGAGCTCATAATCACCCATCCTGTGAAAGGTTGATTCATGTCTGTGTAATACTTAAGCGAAAACAGGCCGCTTGGGTCCATTACAATTGCGAATCCATCACATCTCATCTTTTTTTCTTTCCTTCTTCAAGACCTTGATTGTAGGCTGCAAGCAACCATATCTTCATTCGGTTGTATGAACCTTCTGAGTTTGCTTTGTGATGGTCTAAGTCATCATAAAAGCGTTCTGAGCGAAGCGTAAAAACTTCCAGCCCGTGAAACCATTCTTCAAATTTCATAAATGTTACTCCACGTGTAATGCTTCATTATATAGAGAAGTTAGAAAGTTATCCAGCTCTTTTTTCTGGATATTTTTCGTATCAATACCATCAACGACCTTACGTAGAATTGTCAGCGTATCTTCAGCTTCGTCGATGATGTCAGAATCGTCTTCGAGATTCAGGTTGAGATGGTCTTCGACGACCTGCATATCCACAACGCCACTCTTTTCAAGCTTGCTGATGAACATATCAAACCAATATGGATTGGTCTTGTTATGCACAACGACCTTGACGAATGTATTCGCATATGCATTCAGGTCAATATCAAGCACATCTTCCATCGTCTTGTCTGTGTCGTCATAGTGAATCTTATTGAACATACGATACGGGTTCTGAATGAACTCAAGCTCGCGCGTGTCAGTATCAAAGATATGAAAGCCTCTTGGGTCTTGGAAGTCAGTCCAAGTCATCTCATATGGCGTACCAAGATAGTTAATATTGCCGCGAGATGATTTATGATGGAAGTGACCAGAGCATACAAGGTCGAACTTGTCGAACACATTCGCTTCCATACCATGGTCATGGAACATTCCACGATGCATTTCGAATCCAGAGAGCTCTAAGTGACCGAATAGGATTTGAGCTGGTGTAGCTTCAATATGCTTCATGCAATCATTGTAGTTACCAGAGCATACCCATGGCAGTAATGTGATAGGAGTCTCGCCGAGCATAATATCTGTCGGGTCGCTATACACGAATACATTGTCGTACTCATTTAGAAGCAAATCGGGTGAGTTTACATCATTAGTGTTCTTGTAGTATGTGTCGTGATTGCCCACAAACACGTGCATGGTAATACCCTTCTCCCTTAGCGGGTCAAAGAAGTACTCACGTGAACGCGAGAGAGTTGCAAAGTTCACATACTTACGGCGATCAAAAAGATCGCCGAATTGAACCATAGTATCGATTTTGTGTTCATCGAGATAAGGAAATAGAATATCTCTATAAAACTTTTCAAAGTAATCGTGAAAAGCCAAATGGTCGTTACGAGCACCAAAGTGGGTGTCGCCTAATAAACAAACCTTCATTATGTACCTCTAAATTAACGCTTAAACTTAGTCTTTTTGTTTTGCTCTGTATTCCAATCAGACAAAGCTCTATCGCAATAGTCTCGAATCGTTTCAATCACCTGAATATTATTAAATCGAATATGGTCAGGGTTGGACTTACTCTTAGATGATTCTACCATCTGCTGGACGATGATGGGGACTGAATTAAACCGACTCATCACTATCATCCTCAACAAACTTTTCCACGCCCTTCTTCTTAGCGGGCTTCTTTTCTTTTTGCTTAGTCTCATACTTCTCAGACATAGCCGACAGCTTCTCAATATCCATAGTCGCGATATGCGCCTGGAAGTGCTGTTGGTCATCTGGTGCAAGCTCAACAAGTGTATTCATCACGATTGAGTTCTGCATGGACTTATATTTGATATAGGTTTGTTTTTTCTCTTTCTCGATACGTCTCAAGAAAGCATACCACATAATCTGCGTAAAATACGAGAATGGGTTGTTAGATTTCTCAGGGTTGAAATTGTGTAAGTATCGTAAGCAGTTTTCGATAGCGTCTCCGACCATCTCTTCGCGATATGTGTAACCGCTGAAGTTACGATTGGTTGCGAGTCGATTGGCAATCAGCCATATGCACTCACCGATGTAAGGTGATGCTCGGGGCGTCTCAATGCCTTTCTCTTTTGCTTCGTTATACGCGTTGATATACTTTATCATCTCCGTGTATAACTTTTTGTTGTCTACGTAATTGTTGGACATATATTCCTCTAGTGGATTGTATCTGACCCATGTTGGGTCTTTGTTATTGCTTTTTCTTTGTTTTCTTCGTCCAACATAATATCAATTTCGTGAATTGCATTCTTTAATTGACTGATGGTTGAAGGTTTCGTGTACTTCTTACTATACAATGCCGCTTTTTGATAGTACTCAACTAATAAGTTCGATGGTTTATAATATGTTATAACATCTTTTGACTTAAAAATCAACTTGTTACTGTCAGATAGTAGTAATGAGTTTTGTAGTTTCATTCCTATTTCAGTATCGACAATATGCATAGGGTCGAATATCTCGAAATGTTCGGCATGCACCTCAACATCTCCGATGAGCTCTTCGCCGCTTGACATCATTAGTATCACTATCATTTAATACTCACTGTATAGATTTTATAATCAAAGTTCTCGTGGTCATAAATCTTAGAGCGCTCTTCGAAGTGCTGCAAGGTGAAGTTTCTCTTCTTACCGTGCGAGAGGTCATCGACGATGTCATAGAGTACCGCGTGTGTCTTTTCTTTATGCTGTCTGAGCATACGTCCAATGGACTGCAATACCTTGATTTTAGATTTCGATGGTGAAGCTGCAATCATGTGATGCAAACGGTTAATTGAAACACCAGTCGACGTCGTACCCAGCGATGCAACTAGAATTGCGTTCTCTTCCTCTTCAAGTGCTTTACGAATGTCTTCGCGCTCAGTTCCTTTGACGCTACCGTCAATATAGAAAGCGTTCGTCTGTCCTTCGAGAGCAGAGAATATCTTTTCACCATGGTCCTTGAGCCGGAAGAATACCAGTTTATTACCTTTGAGAGATAATGCCAGGTTCTTGATGAAGTCATTTCGGCGAACATAGTTCACGATGAAATCTATCTCTTCAGCGTATGTCTTCTTACGCGTCGATTTCGTCTTCGGGTCATAAACACCCTTATGGAACTCTTTGCGAACATCTTCTGGATAGCGCAACACGATGCATTTAATCTTGATGTCAGCTGCGTGGCCATCGTCAATCAGTTCGCGTGTTGTGGTAGTCTGATATTGAGCTCCGAATAGTCCTTCGATTGTATGCTGTGAAAGAATGTTACCTGGAAGCGTACCAGTTGTGCCGAATCTATATGGAGTGTTTTCCATATTAGAGAAAATCTTGATGAGTGATGCAGCCTTTGCACCGTGAGCCTCATCTCCGAATACTACCGTGAACTGGTCGAACCACTCCTTTGGCATCTTCTTCTTACCATTGTCGAGTGACTGCCAAGTCGTGATAACAATATCAGCTGGGATATCATTATCCTTTAGCAAGCCGCCCATTGAAGTATCAATAACGCCTTTGAAGCCATATGACTCAAAGTCAGATTGCATCTGTTGTACAAGACCAATCGTTGGAACGATGACTAGAGTCTTTTTCTTGTACCACTGAAGGATAGCGTAAATCATAAATGACTTACCAGATGATGTCGGTGATAGTAATGTTCTACGACGAGAGCGAAGACACTTGGTAATAGCATCAACCTGATAATCACGAATCTCTAACCATTCAGGGAGTTTCAGCGAGTCAAGGTGCGCAAGTACTTCTGCTCGAGATACGTTTTCATAATCGAGTTGACTGTCCCACGATAGTGTATAACCTCTATCATCGCAGAACTTTTTAATACGCAATGCGAGTCCAGCATAACAAACAGCTGTCAGCCTGTTAATTAGTCGTAGCTTTCCATCCCACATTCTCGCTTTGTATTTTGGGTGGAACTTATAATTTTCTGCAAAGAAGGTAAAATTGTCAGACAATTCCATGAGAATGCCAGGCTCAGTTCTTACTCTTATATTTACTGCATTAATATATTCAAGATGTACGTCAGCCATTAGCCCCCGCTGGTGAATTTGATATAATCGATGGCTGCTCGAATATTGTAGCCTCTATTTTGGACAGTCCGTATAATGGACTCCAATAGACCAACCTTCTCGCCTTGCACACCGATTTTCAGTGAAAGTTCAATTATGTCTTTGTCTGCATCTACGTATGTATTTGCATCTGCTTTTAGTATTTTACCTGAGGCTGGTAACTGCCATCCAAGCTCAACAGTTTCTTTAGTTGGGCCTTGCGTATAGAACTCATACTTTTGTAGCTTGAGTACCTTTAAATCGGACTCATATTTACGAAGTAGGATTCGTTCGTTTGTATATATCTTGTGATATTTGGCATGAAGCTTTGTAATGTTTAGCGCTTCTTCATCTAATCTGTTGCGGTCGACATTAGCGTCTATATCCCACATATCGTAGATGGTTTGTAGTTTCATAATAATATCCTTACAGTTATAGTCTAACTATAGTCGCTTTCTATAGTTAATGCAACTGTTAAATTTCAATAAAAGCGTAACGGTTGTATCTGAATGTTACTGTAGCTGTTGCATACTGTACATCAGTCATTGTTGAATCAAACTCAAGAGATGAAAGACTTATTGGAAATGCGTCTGTAAATCTACAATTGATAATAGGAGACATGGCTGAGTTAAGCACTAGAACGCTGATATCTGAATAAGCGTCTTTAAGGTCCTTTGGATAGTCTCTTAATCTATCAGGGTGACCTAATAAAACCATCCAGTTCTGAATTTCGAGATAATCTTTTAAATGTTCACCAACAAGAAACTGAATAGAAAGGTCTTCGTAATCAATATTACCAGTCACAGGTAAACGCAGGCCAAGCTGTGTTGGTACAGAGACTGCACCTAGTGATAACCCTGGGAGTGATACAGATTGCGCTCTATATTCAACTTCAGGTGTTCGTGATAATTTAAATCGGTAGTTTAAGAGTGATAAACTATTTTGTTCCGGGTTCATTTTTAGCTTGCACCTATCTTAGAAAGTCTATATAATCAATAATGTTGAGATGATATACTATTTATACAAAGAGAGAAACAATGAATACGAAACCTGCTGGATGTCCCTTTTGCGGTAGACCTGCCCATCGCATAAACCCAATGGGTGAGCGTATATGGGGTGCAAAGGAATACCCATTTTATGAACCTGATGGTGTACGTTATGTATGCTCGTCATTGTATATGGATCCTGTTGAACCTTGTCCTGGCCGTAACGCTTCGTATGGTGAGAACGCTGAGGAAGAAGCTTTGAAGAATTGGAATACTCGTACACCCATACTGAGTGAGAACGATGTTTATTATCTCAAGTCTATCGAGCGCGAATTGAAAGAACTTGCTGAAATCGTAGATATTAACGACTCAGCACTCGGGCAAGAAGTGTTGTATGACAATCTGGATTGGCTGGATTGTTTTATTGAAAAAGGAATGAAAAATGTTTGACCCTTTGACCCTAGAGGTAATCCACCGCTTGAGGAATTTAATCCTACCAGTGAGATTACATTCGGCGATTTGATGACTAAAGAAGATTACCTCGGTAGTGTTCGATTTGGTGCTTTCATTGATTATGATGGCTTTGGTCACCCTTCTGATGGAACTTTTGAGGATGGACGATACACTATCATTCCGAGTGATGGTACGAGCACCTTTCCACCAGCGGCGACTCACATCGTATGGTATAACAGATAAGGAATGAATTATGGATAAAAAGATTGAAACTAGAAGTGTTCACGACTTCATCAAAGAGCATCAAGAAGCTTGGGATGCAATGTCTCCTGAGGAGCAAGAAGCAAAGCGCGCTGCTAATTTGGCTGCAAATGAAGCGTATGAAAAGCAATATGAAGGTATGACATTTGAGGAAATCGAAAGCCTTGAGATGGCTAAAGCTCTTGGCAAGCCTGGATGGACCTATCGCGATCTTCCGCGTATGACTCCTGAGCTAATGGAAAAATTTCAAGAAGTCGCTGGCGATGAGAATCTGCACTGGATTACCTTTGCGCAGTACACAAAGAACACTGAAGATGGAATTAACTCTGTCCGCGGTCAGGTACTTATCTCGCCAGAAGGCGTAATTAATTTGTCAACATATGCAAAGGAAAGTAAAGATGGCTGAAGAAAATGATGGCTGGAAGGATGTAGGGTTCGAAAAGCATGATGAGTATGGGTTTTATTCCGATTATATCAGAATTAACCACAAGGATAAAACAATTCACCCAATGTGGGATGCTGATGAACTCAAAGAAAGCTTTGCAACGAAAGCCACTAAGGTTACTTATCTGGGCAAGAACGGCTATGATATGCAGCGTGAGTTTATTGAATCAAAGGGAGTAAAAGAGGGTGATGTACTTACAGTTAAGACTTGCAGCGTCGGTGATTGGAGCTCCACTTATACTTTTGAAGAGATTGACGGAGATCATAATACGGTAATGTTTGATTATGGTAGAGCCTAGCTGGCATTGCTTCGCTGGGTATATCATAACGGATGATAGAGGTACTTATTGTGGCTCTGTTGGATGCGCTATGCAAGTAACCAGTCAAGAAGACGCTTGGTCTAAAGGCATCAAGTGGTTAAAGGAGCATAAAGAGATGAAACGTTCTTATCTTATATACTCTTTTCGCTTGGAAGTCAACTACTTTTAACAAAAAAAGAGAGGATGTTTCCACCCTCTCTTTCTAAATCTGGTTGGTTGACCCAACTCTTTTATTACATTAGATTGTTAACAATCAGACGACGGTAATAAACGTTGCTGTCCTGTACAAGACGGCCTAGACCTTCTGTAGCACCTTCAGCATATGGGTTTGCAACCATACCGTAACGTGTCTTGAAGCCGATCTTTGGCTGGAATGTGTCAGGGTTAACCGCACGAACCATCTGTAGTGGAACATATGGGCAGTAGAAGAGACCTGCGTCAAACGCTGAAGAACCCTTGTAACCTACGACCATGTAGTTTGTACCAGCATATGGGTCGATGTAAACGCGTAGACGACCGTTTAGAACACCTGCGAAGGTATTACCTGTGTCATCAACGTTTAGCGAGTTGCTGTTAAGAGCAGGAGTGTAATCAAGAACACCAGCCATCTGAAGTGCCGAAGCAACGTCTGACGAGCAGATGATGATATTACCCTTACCACGACGAGTTGCTTTCGCTACCGCGTTAGCTTCACGCTCGACCTGGAACATAAGACCCTTGAACTTTTCAACTGACCAACGGCCGTTTGAGTCTGTGTCAAGGTCGAATACGCCAGTTGCTGTTGTACCTTCAGTAGCACCGACACGAGCTGTTGTTACAACTGTACGGATAACTTCACGGTTAATTTCAGCAAGAATTTCTGCAGACAGAATGTTTGAAAGTTCTGTTTCTGCATCAAGACCGTGAATAGCCTTAAGGTCCTGAGCAAGCTCAAGTGAGTACTCAGCCTTTAGAGCGCGTGACTTAGCTTCTACAGAAACCTTCTCGATGCTGAACGCCATCTCTGGGAAGATAGCAGTTGTGTTAGAACCAAGACCTTCTGCAGTTGTAAGGTTTAGACCGCCTGCGAAGTTGTAAGTGTTACCACCAACGTTGTTCGAAGAAGCTGGACCTGTACCAACGTTTGCATCCTGACCACCAACTGTGTTAGCACCGGTATAACCAGCAGCAACTGCAGCAGTGTTCGAACCGCCACGAGCCGAGTGGCCAGTGTCAACTTCGTTGTAGAATGTTTCAGCGCCTGTCTGACCATCGTAGCGTGCGCGCATTGCGAAGATAAGTCCTGTTGGACCTGTCATCGGCTGAACGCCGCAGATGTCATAAGCGACTAGGTTAGGCATCGCACGACGTACGAGGCTGATTAGGACTGGGTCGAAGTTATCGACTGACGATCCTGTTGAGTTAGTTGGCGACGCTTCAGTCATGAAGCCGCCGTTCATTCCGGATGCACGTGCTTCGCGGATTGCATTCTCAGTGTTTTCTAGAACCTGAGCTGTAACCGCACGCTTGTGAGCGTCCTTAATTGTTGGAAGATCCGCGTGCTCGAGGATTGGCTTCCACTTATTTTGAATTTCTTCAGCTAGATAGGACATGTTATTTTCTTCTCCCGTTATAAAAAGCTTTTGTTTTTTGAAGCTATTTTATTTATAAAAATGTTACTTTACAGATTTCGAAATTGCCTTAGCGTACATTTCCATGTTCTTAGGCAGTTTTACTTCTTCAGTTAGTTCGTCTGAACCGTCGATTTCTTCAGTCAGGATACCTGATGTTGAAGTCTTCTTATTTGTGAAGTAGTTTTCTTTTACGATTTCAAGCTTACGGCGATATGCATCTGGATCTGTATAGTCAATACCTTCTGCAAGAGTACGTAGCTTTTCAACTTGAGTTTCAACTAGTCCTTCAGATACTTCTTCTAGAGTAGCGTCGCGTGTTGCTTCGTCGATAACAGCCTGTAGTTCAAGCTTTTCATCAACAGCTTCGTTTAGCTTTGCTTTGACTTCGTCAAGCTCAGCCTTCATTTCAGCTACAAGGTCAATCTTTTCATCTGGAACAGTAATGTAATGCTCAGCGAATAGGTTGTGTAGGCCTGCCATGAAGTTTTCAGCAATATCAAGACGTAGTTTGTTGTCGATATTTGCTTGATTCTCTTCCATCCACTGCTCAACCACGTAATCAAGATACTGGTCTAGCTTTGCGGATACGTCTTCGAATACTTTACCTGCTTCTTCTTCAAGAGCAAGTTCATATGCTTCTTCTAGCTCAGTTGCTGCTGCGGCATACTCTTCTTCAAGACGAGTTGTTTCTAGTGTAACGCGTGTGTTAACAGCTGCTTCGAATACGACCTCAGCCTTTTCACGGAACTCTTCGGAAAGTGTTTCGTCTGCTGCGAACATATCTTCAACATCTTCTTTCCATGCACCCTTGCCGACTGCTGAAGATGGCTTCATGTCAACTGTACCACGGTTAGATGCTGCTTTGTCTACTGCGCCTGGAGCTTTTCCTGGTCCAAAGACAGCCTGACTGTCATTGAAAAACTTCGAAAGGTCTTCTTTACCAAGCTGCGATAGCATTTGTGTGAAAGTAGCTAGCATTTCTGCTTTAGATTCAGTTCCACCAGAACCAGCGCCTGGCTTGAGAGTGTCTGCAGCTGAACCTTCCTCGATTTGATCGAGATTTTCAGCATCAACAATCTCAGTTGTTCCCTTTTCTGCCATTATTATACTCCTTTAAAATAACTGTATGTCATATTTATTATAATTGAATATTCGATATTTTCTTCATAAAACTATCAAATAATCTTAGTTTCTGTTCTTCCAACTGGCGGTATCTAACTGCCATATCGATTTGCTTCTTAGATTCTTCAACAACCTCAATAGCCTTCCAGCCAAGACGATCGTCGTAAACCCAATCAACAGATTCCATAATTCCGTCAACCCATGCACTTGGTGCTGATGGGTCTGCAACAATGTCAGCAGCAGTCGCTAGCTTGAAATCGTCCTGAACTTCGTTAATACCTTCTCTGTTGAGCTTAATCGAACCCATACCTCTTGAAGATACTCCAAGACGTACACCTGATTCCATAAGTCCACGAGCAATGTTACCCATTGGAGTATTAGTGATGATAGCTTTACCGATGTAATCTGTACCTTCTTTACGAAGTGATACGATGCGGTGTGAAACGCGGTCAAGGTTAATCTGTGGTCCGTTTGGATGTCCAAGTTCACCCATAGCAGTTTTCTGCTCGACTGACTCTTTCATGTAACGCTCAACTTCGCGGTCCATGACGCTTTCTGGATACATACGACCGTTACGGTTCTTGATAGCTGCCTGAAGGAAAACGCCCTCAATGTACAGATTCTTAGTACCGTCGTCTTTCGCTTCTGTGACGTATTCTAGTTCGTCAAAAGTTTCTGTAATGAGTTTCATTTTACCCTCTATTATGTTCTGAAGTAGTCTGAGTTAGCATTCGGATTCTCGAGTACCTTGTGGAGCTCAAATGTGATGAATCCGTTAGCAGTACCAACAAACTCGACTGTCATATTTGCTTCGTTAAGACCAGCTTTGATTGGCATACCAGCACCAGCATATTCGTGAATACCTGTTGAGTCATATACGCCAACGATTTCAGTTCCGCGCTTGATAACAATGTAACCGCCTGGAGCAACGCCCCAAACAGCTTGTGCGAGGTATCCACCAGTTACAGTTTCGCCAGGAGCAGCAACGTTAGAAACAGAGCTGTTACCTGTTACAACAATGGTTGCATTAGATGAACCGGTAACGTGAAATACCGCTGAGACTTTTGATCTGTTTGATATTGTGACTGTCATTATGCACCCTTACTGTTGATAGCGAAATCTAGAAGGCTGTTAATACCTTCCTGTGTTTCGACTGTGTTAATCATTGTGATTTGGTTCTCTTCGTTCAGACTATTGAATAGCTCTAGAAGAGTTACAGCGCATGATTCTGGAAGATGCTCAATCTTGTCAAGTAGCTGCTCATCAAGTGATAGTGCAACGAACTCTTCAGGTAGATAATTTTCAATCGCACGATTGATGATATCTTCCTTTGTTAGCTTTTTGACAGCTGTCGAAACACCCTTTAGGCGATTATTGTACTTGCGCTCGTTACCGAATTGCTTTGTACGGTCGTTTTCAGCTGCGCCTTTATATGCAGTAATCTTTTCAGGTGACATTTCGTCGATTTCTTCAACTTCTTCTTGAAAGTGATGATATCCAACCGAAGCAGTTCTATTTTCGCCCTGTTGCTTTAGGTGTACAAGAGTACCTGTACGCTCAGCGTGGATAGTTTTACCTGTTTCATCCTTGAACGAAGTCTTATCACCCTTGCTCAGAGCACGGATTTTAGCTTGATGTTCTGGATGTAGCGGGAACGACTGATGCGCGCCGTCGTGAACAGTAATCATCTTACCCCAATCGTGCGTATGCTTTGTAACTCTAACAGCTTCGTCCATCTGAACTGATTCGTCTAGGTCAATTTTCTGACCCGGATGAATTCTTACCTTTGTCCAGTGATGGTTTTGACTACGCACAGATGCACCGCCACGGAATGGTTTATAATCCTGTGTGCCGTGGTCAACTACTGTGTGCTTAATTCCTAGGCGTGTAAGGTCCTTTGATGTGCTTGCAGCGTGGTCATCAGATGTCTTACCGTGACGGTAAAAGAATCCACGACGGAATGTATGAGTTCCATCAGCATGCTTTTGAACGTCATCAGATGTGATGTGGTCCATTAGCTTACCGCCGCTCATTTTTGCAGGGTCAACTAGCTTGCCTTCTTCAATTACATCATCATCGAGACTTTCAATCTCTTCGACTGCTTGATTTGAAAGTTCTGTTAGTTCGTCGCGAAGTGCAAGCTCTTCTTCAGTGAGAGTGCTCTCATCAACTGAGTTTAGAATTTCAAGAGCCTCTTCAAGCATTGCTGCAATCTGAGCATCTTCATCTAGTTCTTCAACATCTTCGTGAATGGTAAGCTTACCAGCAAGATAATGCTTTAGGACATTATGGTGTGCATCTTGAGCTGCTTTTGGCTTGCCAAGGTGACGAACTGAAACGCATGGCTTTGTTCTATCCTTGCCCCAGTCACTCTGATAAACGTGGTGATGAGTTTCTTCACCAGTCTCGTTGTTCTTAACAGATACGCGACGAGTTGTGCAATAATCTTCACCCTGCTTATGCTCGATACCTAGATTAGCTAGTTTCTTTGTGCTGCCATCGATATGCTCTGGACGACCTTCGCCCATGCCTTTCATAGCAGGACCAGCAGTGATGGTATAATTCTTATACCCAACCTTGTGACCCTCTTCAAGAACTACTTCTTCAGGAAGCTCGACTGTCTCTTTCATTGCAGACTTTTTGAACTTAGCGAGCTTACCCATAGGTTTCTCTTCTTTGCCCTTTGCAATTTTACCGTAGCTTGACTTCATCGACTTACCACCATCGCCCCAACCAGGGGTTAGTTTGATAGGAGCTTCTTCAAGCTCTTCGACTTCTTCATACACTTTTTCGTCGTCGCCAGCATCATAGCCGTGACGCTCACCCTTACGCTTAATAGTCTTTGTGTTTCCTTTAAACACATCGTCACCATTACCGTTACGGTCTTTGTGTTTAATTGTAACATGCTTGTCTACAAACTCTTGCTCATCTTTAGGAGCTGGTCTGTAAACTTCAAAGAGTTCTTTAAGCGTCTTGTTCGTCATCGTTGATGTCCTCTAAGTCTAGGTCGATATCTTCTAGGTCTAGGTCAAGATCTTCAAGATCAATACTGTCTAGTTCCTCATCATCCATATCCTCAAAGTCGTCATCATTTAAATCAATTGCATCGAAGGCGTCTGCATCTTCTGTATCTGGTTGTTCTGGAGCGTACATTGACTGTGCGATTTCCATTTGACGTGCTTCAAGAGCTGCGGTCTGCTTTTGCTGGATAATATCATTAAACGCAGTTGCGAAGTCTACAGGATTCTTGTCAATAGCAAAGCCAAGTAAATCTTTAACATCGGACATAATTTTATTCCTCTTAATACTTATTCTTTATATTTATAATTATCGATTATCGTCGGGCAAATCCATTTGACTTGATGAAGTCTCAGAAGGATCTGATGGTCCGCCCGGACCTCCACCAGGGTCGCCCTCTTCTACAGGCGGTGCATACTGTGGATTAGTAGATTCGGTTTTGATTTGCTTATCAATTTCCTTCATCTCTTCGTCTGACTGATGTAGAACATGACGGCGAATCCACTCGTGTGAATAGTACTTACCTGCGTAGTCATCGATATCGCGAAGCATCGCAACTCGGTCACGTAGGATTTCAGTTTCTTTTAGCTCAGCAAAATAGTTATCTTGCGAGAACTTGAAACGGATAACTTCTTTGAACTCATCCCATTCATCAGCTGTGATAATACCCTTGAGTACTAACTGACGCTCTAGAATCTTCATGAATAGTGAAGAGAACTTATTGCGTAGACGCTCAATGAACTTAGCGAACTTAACTTCATCACGAGTGATTTCAGTTGCACGGCCAAAGTTGAATTGAATCTCAGGGTCTAAACGACCAACTGGAACGTTGAGTGATTTGTATAAACGCTTCTGGAAGTAAATAACGTCATCCATCTGACCAAGATTCTGTCCGCCCGGAAGAGTTGTAATTTCCGTACCCTTACCGCCTTCACGGCGAGGTAGCCAGAAGTCTTCAAGCATAGTCATGAACTTACGGTCGTCACGAATCTCACCTGTAGCGGAGTCGTAAACGAGCTTGTTCTTGAACTTCGTCATAATGTCACGAAGATACTGCTCAGCTTTAATCTTTGGAAGGTTACCAACGTCAATATAGAAAATACGACGTTCTGGTGCTCTCGAAATACGATAGATGACTAGTGAGTCTTCCATCGAGCGGAGCTGGTTGAGTGGTTTAATGGCTTTGTGGAGATATCCTTTTACAAGGTCTCCCGATTGAGTTGTAAGACCTGATGTACAATGGATGATTGAATCCTTTGCAATCTTTAGGCCACCAATCGAGTTAGATGGAACTGAAGTGTTACCTGAAGATTTAGCGAAACCCTTCTCATTGTAGATGTAGTATTCGCTTGCAGTCTGCGACATTGGAACCTGTGCAACGGCTTTCTTTTTACGCACTTCGCGTACCTTACGAATCTTGCGCGGGTCGATGTAACGCATTTCGATGATACCAGCCTTTGGATTCTTTTCATCCAATATAGCATGGTAATACAATCTTCCGGCCACATACAAACGACGAACAACGTTGTAAGACAGTTCGTTAAATTCAAGAAGCTTTAGAGCGCCCTTGAATTCATCTGTGATAAGTTTCTTGATTCGGTCTGGTTGCTCGAGGTCATCTAGGATAATCTCAACAACTTCTGTTTCTGGTTCCTGTGTGATAACTTCGTTGATGATATCATCAACAGCCATATCGATTTCAGGATGCTCAGCCATTTCGCGATACTTGGAAACGAGCTCAGCTTCGGTTCTAATCGAACCGTCTAGGTCAACGTATGTACCATAAACGCCACCTTCTGCCACAACCATGGCCCCGTCATCAGCTTGCTTTGGAGCAAACGAGACGGGTTCCGGGCGTGATCTTTTTAATTCAAAACCAAATAATTCCATAATTAATTCATTCTTTCAGTTTACTGTACTAGGCCAGTATTTCCTGCATCAACTTCGTACCAATCATATGCGAATGTGCATGAGAATGTTTCGATTTGGTCTGTTGCAGCCCAATCAAGTTCAATACCTGAAATCTCAACTGGGAAAATACCGTTAAACTTGTAACGACGTAGAACTGTTCCGGACTTACCGTACTGAGTAACTTGAGCTGTTGATTTATATAGCAACGGCGAAGACGACGCATTTAGGTTAAGGTTTGTTTCAAGCGAGTTGATCTGATTATGCCATAGTTCAAGAGGATGACGGACCTTGAAGTCTTCATCGTTCATGACTGTGACTGACCATGCGTCAAACGTTCTATCACCAGCAACCTTAATCTTACGACCGAAGTATGGAACTTCGATAGGAGAGATAGTTGATGCGGGAATTGATGTAGCCTGAATCATGAAAGGAGCGATTGTGTCGCCCGCATTGTTAATCGGATTTAGAAACTCTACTCTGAATAGGGTAGGACGAGCGCCTCCCAGCGCAAGTCCTGCTCTAATTTCGTTAATATCAAAAGCCATTTATTGTTCTCCTTATATCTTTATTTATATCTTAGCCAGTGATCTCGGAGAACTCAATGCCGCTTCTTACTGCGACAAAGTTTAGCTGGATGTAGTTGATTGAACGAGCTGGCTTGACATAGATGTCACCAACGAAGCGATTCGAATCAATTACTTCTGCCGAGTTATTAGACTCATCGCAAACAATCTTGTAGTCGTAGATACCACGACGACCCTGAACATCTCTTAGGAAAGGCTCAACGATGTTGCGGAACTGAGTGCGTGTGAATTCGTCGTTGAATTCAAACATCATGTTCTTCGCAGCAATCGCAACAGCTTTCTCAAGTACGATGAATAGACGACGTACGTTGATACGGTCAAACGCTGAAGGCTTAGCAAGCAGTGTCTTGTCACCGAATAGAATTGTACCTTGACCCTGCTGTGTGATAACTGGGTTAACGCCATTCTTGTAAAGAAGATCTCTTTCAGCTTTCGATGGGTTGAACGGAAGCTTGATTGTGTTACGAATCTGACCACGGTTGTAACCAGCTGGTGAGTACCATGGGTCACGAACGTTATCTGTAACAACACATAGACCAGCGATGTCACCGTTTAGTGGTGTGTAACGATACACGTCGTTGTACTTGTCGTACTGATACTTGTAACCGGAGTCCATAACACCGAATGATGTCGAACGTAGCGAGTTACGGAAGTCAACAACATTCTGAGCTGCTGTACCAATCTGATTAACAACATCGCCTCTTTGTGGTGAGATGAATACAACGCAGTCCTTACGTACTTCAGCGATATTATCGATTAGGTAGTTTGGAAGCTGTTCACCGTTTGTACCACCACGAGCCATACCAGTTAGCAATAGAGCAATATCGACTTCTTCAGCAGAAGCAAATAGGTCATATGCGCGAGCAAGGTCAGCGATAGGAACAGTTGTTTCGTCATTGTCTACACCGCCCTGGAAGGAAAGTGTAAGTGGCTTTTCGTTTGTTGAAGATGCAACGTTAAGTGCGTTTGCAGAAGCCGCATTAGAGCGGTCTGAAGCCCACCAAACATACTGCGATGCTTCGTTGATTACGTTCTTGTAGTAGTTCGTTGAACCATCTGCATTCTTCGCGTCAGTTGCACGTGAAAGACCTGCGTATACTTCTAGAACAGAACCTGGCGAACCAGAGAATCCGCCGTCTTCGTCGATGACTACAATGTGCATTTCGTCCATTGCAGCTGTGTTACCACCTGCAG